ATAAACTATAAATCTTTGGAATACTTGTGTAAAATATATACAGTTAAAGATTCTGTTGCTATGTTTGAAGGAATACAGGTAATGGAATACGAGGCATTGAAACTAATGCAGAAGGATAAGAAATAATGAACAAAGAAACAAAACTAAAATTTTTATTACAGCTAGAAGGTGTAGATAAGCTGCGTGGTCTTCAAAATAATTTAATAAAATTAAATAATAATACAGAACTTGTTGGTAAAAGTAGTAGAAGACTAACAGGTCATCTTGCTGCTCAGAAAAAAACAGCCACACAAACTATTGCTGGCACACAAAATCTTGCTAATTCTTATAGACAATTAGCTAGATCAGTAAAAGTAGGAAGCAATGAATTTAAGATTGCAACAAGAAATGCAGAAAGGTTAGAAGCAAGACTGAGAAAGTTAAATACTACAACTAGAAAAGGCAGTGGTATTAGAGGTATGGCAAAAACAGCAGGTGCAATAGCAGGTGCTGGTATTTTTGGTGGAGCAGAAGGTGCAATTGGTGCAGGTATAGGAGGAATTATTGGAGGCGCACCTGGAGCATTAGTTGGTGGTGCTATTGGCGCACAAGTTGGTCAGTTTACACAAGGATTATCAGAATTAGCATCATTTTCTGCACAACTTAAATTACAAAGAAAAGCTTTAGAGTTAGTTATTGGGGATACAAAAGAATTTACAAAAGCACAAGAGTTTTTAGGAAAAACAAGTAAAGATTTAGCAATACCACAGGAAGTCATAACAAGACAATTTACTTCACTTACAGCATCTGTTTTAGGTGCTGGTTTATCGGTTGATGATGCACAAACAGCATTTGAGGCTATAGCCGCTGGTATTAGAGGTACTGGTGGATCGCTAGAAGATATGAAAGCTGCAATGCGAGCAACTAGTCAGGTTTTCTCAAAAGGTAAGGTATCGGCAGAAGAACTCAGACAACAACTCGGTGAACGCTTACCTGGGGCTTTTACATTGTTTGCTGATTCTATGAATATGATGCCAGCTGATTTAGATAAAGCATTAGAACAAGGTAAAGTAACCCTTGATGATTTTATGGGTTTTGCAGAGCATTTATTCGATAAATATGGTGAAAATGCAAAAATTCTTGCAAATAGTCCAGCAGCAGCAGGGGATAGATTAAGTAAAGAAATGTCTGATTTAAAAGATAACGTAGGTCAATTATTAGCTCCTATTGGTGCGGAGTTTCAAACTGTTTTTGCAGGTATTGTTCGGTCTATAAATCCAGCTATTGAAGCATTTGTTAATTTTAAAAATAAACTAGAGATACAAGGTGTAGAAGATAGAATTAAAGAAATAGAAGCAGATTTAAAAAGAGGTTTTAGAGATATAGGTGGAACTTTAGGTTCTGGTTACCTTGGAGGTGGCGTACCAATACAAATTGAACAAGATGAAAAAACAGAATTACAAAATGAACTAAGAATATTAAAAGATAAACTAGATGTATTAAAAGGTATAAAAAAAGAAACAGAAGATATTGATAATGCAAATAATAATCTAGGAAGTAATGGTACATCTGTTTTTGAATCTCTTAAAAATGGTGCAACTAGTTATCTTGAATCTATAAAAGACGTAAGTAAACAAATACAGGATGCAACAGTAAATGCATTTAAAGGAATGGAAGATGCACTTGTTAATTTTGTTATGACAGGAAAAATGAATTTTGCTGATTTTACAAGATCTATACTTGCAGACATAACAAGAATAATAATTAGACAATCTATAATTACACCTTTGTTAGGTGTGTTTGGTATTACAACTAGTGCTAAAGGTAATGTTTTTGATAAGGGATTAAAAGAATATGCAAAAGGAGGCATAGTTACTAAGCCAACATTATTTGCATATGGAGCAGGTGGTAGTGGTAATTTTGGACTTATGGGCGAGGCAGGTGCAGAAGCAATATTACCTCTAAAACGTGGTCGTTCTGGCAATCTAGGTGTTGAGGCATCTGGTGGAGCTACTAATATAGTTGTAAATGTAGATGCTTCTGGTTCATCTGTAGAAGGTGATGAGGCTGATAGTAAAGCTCTTGGTTTGGCTTTATCAGCAGCCATAGAATCAGAACTTATTAAACAAAAACGACCTGGAGGTTTACTTGCATAATGGCTACTTTTCCAAGCATTGAAGCTTCATTTGGTTTTACAAAAAAATCACAACCTAATACAAGAATTGTTAAATTTGCAGATGGTTATGAGCATAGAATATTATTTGGTCTCGCTAGTCATCAAAACCCAGAGACATATGATCTTACATGGCAAAACATAACAGAAACAGAATCAGATGTTATAGAAGCATTTTTGCGTACTAATGCTAATAACAGCACTAGTTTCACCTATAGTCCACCATCAGAAGGATTTACAAAAACAGGCACATATTCTCAATCAGGTACAACAGTAACAATAACAATTACAGATCATGGTGTTGCTGTAAATGATGTATTAACTATTGACTACACATCTGGTTCTGCTGTAGATGGTTCTTTTGTTGTGGCCTCAGTAACAGATAGAAATGTATTTACAGTTGTAGCTGCTGCAAGTGCAACTAATAGTGGAAATGTATCTATCACATTACCTGCTGCAAGAAAGTATGTATGTGATCAGTGGAATAAAAAAGTTAATTTTGCTAATAGAGCAACTATAAATGCAACATTTAGAGAGGTGTTTGAGCCATGAGTAGTGCTGCTATTGTAAGCAACTTACAAAATGTAAATCCTTCAGCAATAATAGAATTGTTTACATTACAGCTAGATAATAGTTTGCATGGTGCTACTACAATTTATAGATTCCATGCAGGTAGTAGTCTCAAGGACAATGGCGAAATAGTTTGGGCTGGTAATACATATCAAAGATTTCCTATAAAAGCAGAAGGTTTTCAATATGGAAAAGGTCAACTACCTAGACCTACATTAACTGTCAGTAATGCACTAGGAACTATTACAGCTATTTTGTTAAATGTAAATACAACTACTACTGGTAATGATCTTACTGGTGCAACTGTTACTCGTATAAGGACTCTTGCAAGGTTTTTAGACGCTGTAAATTTTCCAAGTAATGTAAATCCCTATGGAACTCCAGATTCTACAGCAGAGTTTCCACAAGAAATATATAAAATAGATCGAAAAGCAGCAGAAAATAGAGATGTTGTACAGTTTGAATTAGCATCAGTTTTTGATCTTGCTGGTATTCGTGCGCCTAAAAGACAATGTACTAGATCAGATTTTCCTTCTATTGGTACATTTAACGGATGAATTGGAAAGAAGCTGCTCTTATTCATGCGAAAGACCAAGATCCTGATGAATCTTGTGGTTTGTTATTAAATATTCGTGGCAAGGAAAGATATTATCCGTGCCGTAATTTATCTGCACAATCAGATGAATATTTTATTTTAGATCCAGAAGATTATATAAAAGCTAGTAATACAGGAGATATTACAGCTATTATCCATAGTCATCCTAATACGCCACCTGTTCCTAGTCAGGCAGATAAAATGAGTTGCGAACAAAGTAAACTCCCTTGGTATATTGTTAATCCTAAAACAGAAACATGGGGATATTATGAGCCATGCGGTTACAAAGCACCCTTACTTGGTAGACCTTGGGTTTGGGCTGTAACAGATTGTTGGTCACTAATAGTTGATTGGTATAAGGAAGAAAGAGGTATTGAATTATTAGATTATGAAAGACCAACAAGAATAGAAGAATTTACAGACGATCCAGTATTTGAAAGATATTTACCAAGTAGAGGTTTTAGATTATTAAAGCCAGATGAACCTTTAATCAATGGCGATGTTTTAGCAATGAGCATTTTAGGAAAAGGATTAAATCATGTAGGTATTTTTATAGATGGTGATGTTTTACATCATTCAGCAGATAGACTATCTTGTAGAGAGCCATACAATCCTTGGTTATTAAAATGTACAGGAGGGAGGTATCGTTATGATGCGTAAAATAAAATTATATGGTGAACTTGCAGAATTTATAGGTCATAAAGAATTTGAAGTGCAGGTTGATAGTCTTGCAAAAGCGGTCAGTTTTCTTGTGAATAATTTTCCGCAAATTGAAGGATATATGAATCCAAAATATTATCAAGTAAAAGTTGGTAATTATGCAATAGATGAATCAGAAATAAATCATCCTATAGGTAAAGAAGATATACATTTTGTTCCTGTTATAAGTGGTGCAAGAGGATTTGGAAGAATAGTATTAGGTGCTGCATTAATTGGATTAGGAATGGCAAGTGGTGGTATAACTTTTGCAAGTTTTTTTAATCCTGCTGCTGTTCCTTTTGCACCAGGTTTTGCTTCAGCAGGTTTACTTACAAAAGCAACAATCGCAATAGGTGGATCTCTTGTATTGTCTGGAGTTTCTGATTTGTTATTTCCCTTACCTAAGATGCCAGATTTTAGTTCAGAGGAAGATCCAAGATTATCATTTAGTTTTTCTGGAACGCAAAATACAGCAAGAGCAGGTACTCCTGTACCGATAGTATATGGAGAAATTATGACAGGATCAGTAGTTATCAGTACTTCTCTTGATACACAGCAGGTACAAGCATGACATATATACAAAAGAAAATTATTGGTGCTAGACGTAAGAAGAAAACACCACCACCACCTACACGAACACCTGATACTTTACACAGCAAACAGTTTGCTACTTTTCTTGATCTTTTATCTGAGGGAGAAATAGAAGGTTTTGCTACTGCTTCAAAAGAAGGTAGAACACAAGGAACAACTGCATATACTAATGCTGCATTAAAAGATGTTTTTCTAAACGAGACACCTGTTTTAGAAGCGTCTGCTGATTCTGCTAATGCAACTACTACAGATTTTAATTTTCAAGATGTTCAATTTAAACCTAGATTTGGAACAGCAGATCAAGCAAAAGTTGAAGGTATAGAAAGTAGTTCTTCTGTAACATCAGTAGGTGTAACTGTTACAGCATCAAGTCCTGTTACTAGACAAATAACTAATACAAACGTAGATAGAATTAATGTTTTAATTACTGTTCCTCAACTACAAAAAGCAACAGATAAAGGAGACATATTAGGTTCAACGATAGAATATAAAATTTCAGTTCAATATAATTCTGGTGGTTTTACTGATTTAATTACTGACACTATTTCGGGTAGAACTGCTGATGCGTACCAAAGGGATTATGGAATAAATATTACTGGCGATTTTCCTGTAGATATTAGGGTTACAAGAATTACAGCAGACAGCACTGATTCTTTTTTGAATGATGAATTTCAATGGACAAGTTTTAGTGAAATTATTGATGATGCAAATACATATCCGAATAGTGCATATAGCTCTTTACGTTTAGATTCTGTTCAATTTAACGAACCACCATCTAGAAAATTTCGTATTCGTGGAATTAAAATTAGGATTCCAGGTGCAGGTGCAAGTGGATCAGGTACTCCAACTGTAGATTTGCAAACAGGCAGAATAATTTATCCTGATGGCTATATTTTCAATGGCGTTATGGGTGCTGCTGTTTGGTGTTCATGCCCTGCTATGGTTTTACTAGATCTTTTGACAGATACAAGATATGGTTTTGGAGATCATATAACAGACAGTAATTTAGATTTATTTTCTTTTGTAACTGCAAGTAAGTATGCAAATACTCTTGTGGATGATGGATTAGGTGGACAAGAAGCAAGGTTTAGTTGCAATGTAAATATACAAAGTCCAGCAGAAGCTTTTAACTTAATTAATGAATTAGCAGGTGTCATGAGATGTATGCCTATATGGTCTGCTGGTTCAATAACTATTACACAAGATAAACCTACTGATCCAAGTTATTTGTTTACATTATCTAACGTCACTGAAGATGGTTTTTCATATTCTGGTAGTAGTTTAAAAACAAGACATAGTGTTGTATCTGTTTCTTACTACAACATGGATAGTCAGGAAGTTGACTTTGAGGTAGTAGAAGATGCTAATGCAATATCAAAAATAGGCACAGTAGTTAAAAAAGTAAAAGCATTTGCTTGTACTTCAAGAGGACAAGCACAAAGGTTAGGTAAGGCAATACTGTTTGCTGAACAAAATGAATCAGAAATAGTTGTATTTTCTACTTCTATTGATTCTGGTGCTGTTGTAAGACCAGGTGCAATTATTGAAATACAAGATCCAGTAAGAGCAGGTATAAGAAGAGGAGGAAGATTATCTGCTGTTACTTCTACTACTGTTGTTACTGTTGATGATACATCTGCAACTGATTTAGCAATAGATGATAGTGGTAATCCTGTAGGAGATGCAACTTTAGCTGTAATATTACCTGATGGATCATTTGAAAGTAAATCAATCTCATCTGTATTAGGTGGAACTATTACTGTAAGTTCTGCTTTTTCTCAAACGCCTAATGTAAATGCAAACTTTCTTATATCAAACGTCACCACACAATCGCAATTATTTAGAGTAATTACAGTAGAAGAACAAGATGGTATAAATTATGCGATTACCGCCTTGTCTTATGTCGAAGGTAAGTATGCGTTTATTGAAGATGGTGAGGCATTACCAGTTAGAGTAGTATCGCAATTAGGTAATCTTGCACCTCCTCCTTCTAACGTCAGTGCAGTTGAAAAAATATTTCCTATAAACAATCAAGCTGTATCAAAAATTGTTGTTAGCTGGCAAACTGTTGTCGGTGTAACGCAATATCAGATTAATTATAGATTTGGTAATGATAACTTCATAACTGAAAGGGTAACAAGACCTGACTTTGAAATAATGAATAGTAGATTAGGAACTTACACAATACAGGTATTTTCTTATAACGTACTTGAACAATTATCTGCAACTTCTACTGATATAACTTTTGAAGCTGTTGGTAAAACAGCAGTTCCACAGGATGTTACAGGTTTATTAGTGGAGACAATATCTGATCAGCTTGTAAGATTACGTTTTAACCAAGCTACTGATATAGATGTTATACACGGTGGTAACGTAGTTGTAAGGCATAGTAATTTAACAGATGGCAGTGGTACATTTACTAATTCAGTAGATTTAATACCTGCACTGCCTGGTAACGTGTCAGAAACTATGTTACCTGCAATCGATGGAGAATATATTCTTAAATTTAGAGATGATGGTGGAAGATTGAGTGCTGGAGAAGCCTCAGTAGTTGTTACAAATCCAGATCCATTACCAAAACTTACAACATTTACTGATAGAGAAGATACAGACTCACCACCTTTTAGTGGTACAAAAGTAGATTGTTTTTTTAGTGATGATGTTAATGGTCTTGTTCTTGGCTCACTCGCAACACTTGATGATGAGTCAGATTTTGATGCTATAGCAGATTTTGATTTTATAGGTGCTGTTGATATTACAGGCGGTAGTTATGATTTTGCAAATATTTTAGATCTTGGTACATCACAGCCACTAAGACTAACAAGACATTTTGTAACGCAAGGTTTTTATCCTAATGATCTTATTGATAAAAGAACAGCAAATATAGATACTTGGACAGATTTTGATTCTGCAACAGCATTTGATGTAAATGCTAAATTATTAGTTGCTACGACAACTGCTGCACCAGCAAATGGTTCAAGTTACCAGGATAGTGATTTTTCTGGCAAAACATTTAACACTTT